CAGTTCCAGCGTGCTCGTTCATGAGCTTGATTAGTTTTTCGGCGTAGTTGGGGTCGGTGGCGTAGCCCTCCTTCACCAGCCATCGGGCTGCTTCTTCGCGGGTCGTTGCGTTGTTGCAACCTTTGTATTTCTTGTAGTCCCGATACCAGCGATCGACGAGGTAGATGACGCAGGAGGCCAGATCGGGAAAGTCAATGAAGCTGTCAGTAATTGTTATCCATTGATTGTTGATGAACTCTTGGGTCTTGGTGGCGGTGCCGTCACCCTTGAGCCCGAAAAAATTATTTCGGCCAGATACAAGTTTGCCGTAACCTGATTCGCAAGCCCATTGGGCGGCGACGAGTTCGGGGAACTTTGCTCCAGCAACTCGGGCGGCTTCGAGCACACCTTCCCAAGTGTTTGGGAAGTTGGTTTGTTTGCCGGCGACGCTCCACGTCTTGAACCAGCCCTGGTCGCGCCCCAAGATGTGGGGGTTGGCCTTGTTGATGGCTTCCTCTAGCTCGGTAATTGCTGCTGTCTGGTGGGGCAGCGCTTTGTAGTACCGGAAGAGGTCAGTTAGGCGGATCTTGTTTTGCGCCATCGGACCAGGGAGCGTGGATACTGAAACCTCCGTCAGCGTGTTCTCTCACCACAGGCTTGAGTGCTTCGGGCTGTGCTGCGTGCCAGTCCTCAATGGTGCGATCCAGTCGAGGTTTGAGGGTGGCCTGAAACTTGAAGTCCTGGGCGGACTTGTGCAGTTTGTGGCGCCAGTCCTTATCGCCGAATCGCACCAGCCAAGTTGTGGTCAGGACTTTTTTCGGGCGATGGCGTTAAGGAGGCTGATGGCGAGCTGGACCCAGCTGTTGCTGCGGATGGGCAGCAGGGTCAGGATTTCGCTTCCGGCGGCAGCCAGGATTGCGATAGCAGCAAGAGTCGTGGGATCCATTGAATACTGGAATCTTGCAAAAGTTTAGCTGTACTAGATAAGAAGGGCCAGCGCTTAAGTGTTTCTGCGGCTACCTTTCATGTAGCGACACCTCGGTATGGACCATCGCATAGAGGGTGGCGAATACTTAAATAAAAAAGAGGCGAAGTTAAAGTTTAGGCAAGAAATAATTTGGAAGTGGCGAAATAGGTGTGCTTACTGCAATGCAGATTTGGGACGCTCGGCCACCCTCGATCATGTGTTAGCTAAAAGTAAAGGCGGGCATACCCATCCCAGGAATCTGATTCCAGCCTGTCTGTCGTGCAATGTGCGGAAGGCGAGTCGGGACTGGAGGGAGTGGTTCCGCGAGCAGGATTTTTGGGATCAGCGGCTAGAAGTCGAGATCGAAGAGTGGATTGACCCTAGGGAAGTGGAGGCTGCATAGGGTCCCAGCCCATGCCCTCTAGGTACATGCGGGCGATGTATTCGTCTTCTGCATACCGGCAGATGCTGTCCTTGCAGGCCCGGTAGTAGATCTCGTTGCGCTCGTTCTCCAGTTGCTCCAGCTTGTAGCCGCCTTCAAAACAGGTGGAGTGGACGATGGTGGTCACAGCTTCTGTTCGATGGTGCGGATTCGGCGCTCGTGGTCGTCGAGACGTTCTTTGTGATCGCTCCGCAGCGCGGTGATTTGTTCCAGGATTAAGGCCATCCTGGTGTCCATGATGCTGGCGCGTTTGTCGATACGCCATAGTGCGCCAACGCCCGCGATGATCGCTGCCGTGGCTAGTGGCGTAAGGAAGGGGTCCACGGGCGTCAATCGTTGTAATTATTTTATCGAAGGTGGGCGCCAAGGATCGGGCTGACCGCGCAAAATCAGCACAGCTCGGCGGTAATAGTCGCAGTCCGTTTTGCCTGCTTTTTCTAGTGCTGCTTTAACTTTTCTCCAGTTTTCTAGCGTTTCGGCATCCATCTATCTAGACCATATTGAAACGAGAGCATCGACGAACGCACTCGGTAGGTCGTGCGCTGTTGCCAGTTGCTGCACATCGGTAATCAACTCAGCCGAGATGACACCGAGGCTCTGCGCGGCTTGCCAAGAATTGAGAAAGACCCGTGTGTCACCCTGCGAGGCCTGCTGTAAGCCGACAACGAGACCGCCGTACAAGCCTGGTGCGGATTGCAGCAACGTGCCGAGCATGGTGTTAACGCTGGAGTCGGTCATCACTGCAGCGGAAAAGTCCACCCAGAGTGGTTCGGGAGGTGGAGGCGGAAGGGGCTCCACGACGTAGGCGCCATCCACCCAGCCGAGCTGTTCAATTGCTGGGTCGTAGGGCGGCTCGACGTAGGGACCGCTGTAGCCAGCGGCGAGGATTTCGGCCTTAGTGAACGTGGACGGGTCGGTGCGCGTGAAGCCGGTCGGCAACGTGATGCGGAAGGGCAGGGGCTCAGGGCGAGCACCGTGGAGGGAGTACATGGTCATGTCAACATTTTATACAAATGAAACCCTAGGCTAGAAACAATAAAAATAAAGGATCTATCTTTGCTGACTGCAATCCCCTCGACCGCGGATACTGGGCCTGCTCCATAATAAAGAGGGGTCGTTAGGGTTTCGTAGTCCGCAGTTAAGCTATTAGCATAAGAGTACAAATTAATTCGTTGCGTTTTAATGCTTGCCCCTGTTATGTCCCAAGGTGTTGAAAAAGATACTTTGTATACAGATCGTGTGTTATTGCCGACAAAATAGAAATCTTTACCATCTTCGCTAAGGCTGCCATTGTAAATAAGCGATTCGCCTGAAGGGGATGATAGATTGACTAAGCTATCATATGTCGCGGTATGCAGCTCAAATGGAGTCGATAAAGAGTATTTAACAAGTTGACTTGGGGAGCCGTAGCAAGCTAAAAACGTTGTTCCGTCTGGGCTTACCTGAGTAAATGCTATGCGCAAATATGATTCGGTAGTTGTTGTTGCCTGCAGCACACCATCAAGCTGTGACGTGCTGCCCGGTGTTTTCATGGTATATCGAAAGAGAACGTCGTGATAATTGGAATAGGTAAAGAGATAGTTATCACTGCCTCCAACGAATACATCATGAATATTTTCCACCAATCGTTGTGTATTGTGAACAAATGAAGCCGTGCTTACGTCCCATGCGGTTGAAAGACTATACTCAACTACTCCATCGTTTGCAGTCCCACATGTATACATTTTCGTGCCATCAGCATTAAATGCCAATCCTTCTACGCCACTTTCCTGGCTACTAAATGAAAAATTTTGCACATAGCTAGCAGTGCTTACATCCCAAGCAGTCGATAGGCTGTATTCATTAACATCATCTCCGGCGCTGCCACAAACGTACATCCGCGTGCCATCGGGCTTGAAACGGACCCCCGTTGGTACAGATTCTTGAGCGGAGACACTAAAAGATTGAACAAATGAAGATGTGCTTATGTCCCATGCGGTTGAAAGACTGTATTCATTGACATCATCTCCTGTACTGCCACAAACATACATTTTTGTTCCATCAGGTTTAAACTCAACTCCCTGCGGAATAGCCTCCTGAGCAGATACACTAAATCGTCTTACATAGCTAGACGTACTAATATCCCAAGCAGTCGCAATATCGTATTGATCGACAGCATCAACACTGGAGCCGCATATGTATAGTCGCGTCCCATCCGGGGAAACATAAATTCCAGTCGTATTACTGGTGGCGGGATATAATGTTTTTACTCTTGGAACTGCAGTTGTTATGTCCCAGGCAGTTGATAGGTCATATGTTGTTGGCGGGTGATGGGTACTTGGATTAGAAGCACCAAAAAGGTACATTATTGTGCCATCATAACTAAAACTGCATCCAAGCTCTGTGTCAACATACTGAATTGCTAACTGATTACCAGAATATGATGCAGTACCTGGATCATATGGAACAGAAAGTTCGTATTGTCTTATGTAGGCATTAGTCGGCGAATTTCCATCGGCAATATACAATTTGTGCCCATTGTCCCCATAGACAGGCTTGGGCCTATTAATGTTAAGAAAAGAGCTGTAATTTTTGCGCCAAACGTAATATTCCAGTGAGTCAGTTTTTTTCTTGTAATTAAGACTGTCACCTAGCGTGTAAACGCCTGACCTATCTGTTCTGTCATTCTTAGCACCAATGCGACCAAGGTTCATCACGAAATCTCCTCGTATCCGATGATCAGCTCTAGGTCGCTGACTGCACTTGCGAGAGCACGAATGGAGTCGCCTTCCTCCAAGTAGAAATATGTCTCTTTGGTGCTGAGTATCTGCGTAGCGTCCGCTGGAACGGAAATTGTCTTAGCCAAATAGCGGTCGTTAGTGCCGTCGTAGATGCTCACGCTGATGTCTGCAGCGTTGGCGCCATCCACGTTGGCGCAGAAGATGCTGTTGATCTTGAAAACCTTGCCACTGGCGGCGGCATTGCTCAGCGCGGCGGCGAGTGTGGTCGTGACGGCATAGCGTGCCGTTTTGCCGGTGATACTCGTTGGTGCCTTGAGGTTCGGTGCAGCCATCAGAAGATCATCCCGGCAATTACAGGGTCAACGTCAACCGATCCACCGCCGCCGCCACCTGCAATCTCCACCATCGCGCCAGCGGCGTTTTTAATGTAGAGCTTGCTGTTGGTCTTATCCCACGCGGGTTCGGCAACATCAAAATCACCCGCACTCGGGGCAGTGGTGCCGTTGCGGATGAGGATTTTGGCGACGCGGGCCATCAGAACGTACCACCATCTACGGTGTCCACCGCAATCGTCACAAAATTGTTGCCGGAATCAAGGGTCCAGCTCAGGCTGCTGTTCAGGCGAATCACGCCGTCCGTTCCATCAGTGCCGTAGATATAACCAGCTGTTCCACCGCTAACGACAGCGACCTTTTCATCCGAGCTGGCTGCCGGGATGTTGAGTGCAGTCTTGAAAGCGTTAAATGTGACCTTTTTCTCTTTCTGAGCAGATGCCTCACTGGCATCGTGCATCAAGATCAAGTCGTCAGCGCCGCTAATTGCAGCAAGGGTTGCCAAGTCATCAACGGCAGGCACCACCGGGATCTTGGTGGTGGCATCGGTTGCAACGTGCAGCGTGCCCCGATCCGTAGTGACATGCGGTTCGCCTGCCAGCATTCCCGTGGTGGGAAGGTTGGTCTTCAAACCACGCCTAAGTTGAATGCGAGCCATGACGGCTAGTTGAAGGTTCCTCCGTCAAGTGTAGCCGTCCAACTTGTGTCGTAATTAGCGTTTGTGTCTTTAATCAGAATGTTGCCAGGATCACCGCCAGTTGGTAGGCCACCAGCAACTTCACCAGTGGCACCTTGTGGTCCCTGCGTAATTGCAGTAACAACTGAGGTTTGAGGAACGGTGACGACAGTTGTGCTGCCGTTTTCAGTAACGACAACCTTGCTTTCAACTGAGGAGATATTGACTGAAGTCATGCTGTGTACCCCTCAGAGACATAAATGACTCCTTCTAGGTAATACTCCTTCAGGCCAGATGCGTTGGTCAGCAATACGTCGTAATAAGCCTCATTTGGGAAAGCCGCAGTTTGCTCATCAGTCAAAGAAATTGCAACTGTTCCGGCACTGCGGTCTGAATATGTAATCGAAAAATCGGCATATTTTGTAGATCGCCCTTTATCCCACGCTTGGGCAGCCACAGTCCACCCGTTCAGGTCGATCGCAACACCTCCGCTGTCTTTGAACTGCAGCGTGACGCTGTAATCAGCCCGGCGCTGCAGCGTGATGTTGTAAGTGCCCGGTGAGATAGCCATGTTTCAAGTTTAGCGACCTTGACCACGCAAAGCTTTCTTGCCCCGACGGCGTGGGCGTGAGTGCTGCCCGTAACCCTGCGAGGTTGTTTTGGGGCGCCCAGCCTTGTGCTCAACACGCCCCAGTGCAGTTTTGGACTTAACGGCCATCAGTCGTCGTCGCGTGGGTTAATTGCCACGATGCAGTATGCCAGTAGCACACCGAAAATCCAAGTGATGATAGTGAAGCCGAGCATTACGTCTTAGTGGGGTGCGTTAGACGGGGACACTAAGCGCCTTATTTAGCTTCCATGACCTGCTGGCTTCATCCCAAAAATAAATTTGACTCGAATTTGACGGATACGGAACAGGAGCCTGCCATTCAAGGGTTTCGGGGTTAACACCCCAGCTGGCATATGGTTTTGGAGGTAAAAACACGTCTAAGTTTGGATAATATTTACCTCCTGGGGCTGCGTAATGTTTCCTAAAATTAGAGTTGTAACTTGTTTGAACCCAGCTTGTATCGGCACCAAAAAGCTCTCTTAAATATTGCACGCCTAAAAATTCCTGCTCAACGCCGCTTTCGTCCGTAATTTTTGCATTGGCAACAACCAACACCCGTAACACGGTGTTATCGCTATCAAGTTCAGCAAAATGCGCCATGACGTTAAAGCAGATAGCGAACTACAACGATGCCGGAGCCACCTCCGTGCCCGCCGTTTCCTGTATTAACTGCGCCGCCAGCGCTACTGCCGCCAGCGCCGCCAGTTGCGTAAACGGTATAGCTACCTCGAATTGAACTTCCAGCGCCGGAACCACCAGCCGCAGATATGCACGCATTGACCGCGTAAGAAGCATTTGCGCCAGCACCTCCGGCGCCACCACCGCCACCGCCATGATAGTAAGGAAGAGTCCCAAAATAAGAACCCTCTCCACCATTGTTTCCTTGCCCTGGGGTTCCAGACCCTCCGATTAGTTGACCACTGCTACCGCCACCCGATCCACCACTGCCGCCGGCACCGGTAAATCCTCCGCCTGCACCCCCGCCGAGGGCAGTAATACCGAAGACGCTTGACGCTGAACCGTTGGAACCTCCCGAAGAAGAGGGTGTCGCTTGTGCTCCGCCAGCACCAATACTTACGGTGTAAGTCCCTGGAAAGACGGTTGTTGTACCCGTTCGCATCCCGCCTGCACCTCCGCCGCCATGATAGGTGCAATAGCCAACTCCTTGATAAGCAGTCGGCAAAACGCCAGTGCTACCACCACCTGCAACAATTAAGTATTCGACAGTCGCACTAAAATCTGCCGGGACAACTAACTGCCCAGTGCTCGTAAAAGTATGGATCCGATACCCACCGGAAGTAGTCACTGTTCCACCTTCCATGACCGGAGTGACAGTGCCTTCGCCTACTATTAACTGAATGATTGACATTAGCTCAAACCTCCGCCTGTAATGACGAAAGTATTTGTTGCAACACACAATACAGTAACAAGACCATATTGAGCAAGCGTTCTGTTGCCTGTTGTAGCGGCACCCGCTTGCCTGAGCGTGACAGAAGTTCCCTGAGTAATTGTTTGATCACTGGAGCTGTTATTGTAAATACTAACTGCGTCACCTATTCCAAAAACACCAGCGGGAATTACAACACCACCTGTTGTTATAGATATGTGTTTGCCTGCGTCGCTTGCAATCAAAGTATAAGCAGAAGTTTTAGCATTTTGCGGGACTTTTGGGAAGGCTTGAGAGCTTGCAAAAACAATGCCGCCGGTCATTGTGCCGCCCGATTTTGGTAGAGCCGCATCTGCTAGATCATACGCAGATTTAACGCTATTAGCTGTTGCCGCTGTTGTAGTGCTAGTGCTTGAAGTACTGTCAGTTAACTGAACAGTGCCCGTGTTACTTGTCGTTGCTGCCTGAATCTTGCTGCCTGCAATAGCTGCAGAGGCATTGATATCTGCATCAATAATTACGCCCGCAGCAATTGATGTAACGCCAGTGCTATTTATGGCTACATCGCCGCTCATTGGCACCGAGGCGGCCACGTTACTACCGTTGCCAACAATAATGTTGCCGCTGGTCAGCGTTGCTAACTTGCTGAAACTAATTGCCGCTGATGCGCTAATGTCGGCGTTAACAACTGCGCCAGCAGCAATAGCAGTAACACCGGCACTACTAAGTGTAATATCGCCAGTAATTGCGGCTGCAGTTGGCACATTACCGCTGCTGCCCACAATAATTTGTCCGCCGGTCAACGGAGCCAGCTTGCTGTGCGCAATAGCGGCTGATGCACTAATATCAGCATTTACAAGGCTTGCATTACCAGCAAGCAACACAGTTCCGCTTGCGTCGGGATAAGTGATCGTCCGCGCTGCCGATGCTGTGGCTGCTGCAATGGTCGTGTTGAACGATCCGGTGTCATAGATCAGATCAGCGCCATCAAGAGTGACATCACCTGTAAAAACACCGCCAGTTTTGTCTGCTTTTTCGGTATACAGCTCCTCCAACGCTTCCTGCACGTCAGTAGCTGACATGCCACTAATTGCTGTAATAGCGATACCATCTGCTTGCTGCGTAACAACTGTGTTGGAGACATCAATTAGCGTCCATGCCGTGCCATCCGACAGCAACATGTCTGGTGCTTGCAGTGCAACTGTTGGGGCTGGAGCTGTGCCCGTGCCGGAGTCATTAACAATAACGTAATAACGATTATTGCTATTAGCAGCGGCGGGCAATGCAGAACCGACCGTCAAGCCAGCTGCGGTTCCAGCAGTTGTGACTGTGGCAATAGTATTATCCGATGCGCTATAAGTACCAGCAAAAACAATCTCACCAGCAGTGATGGTAATCGGCTGCCATGCGTTGCCATCCCACAGGTATAAGTCACCATTCCGCGAGTCATAAAAATATTGCCCGCTGTAGTCAGGCGTAGGAAAGACGACGATGCCGCCAGTATCAGCGGAACCGCCGATCTTAGTGACAGATGCTGCAGCTAGCTTTGGACCCGTAATCGCACCATTGGCAATACGCTCAGTCGGTAGCTGGCCAGTAGTGATCTTGTCGGCGCTGAGATCAGGAATATCCGCTGCAGCGAGTCCTTCTGTCGCTGTAATGTGACCTTCGCTGTCAAACGTAACTTTGGTGCCGCTACCCCCCACGATCACATTGCTGTGATTTAGTGTGCCAGCCACATCAACCGCAAGTCCTGTACCAGGGCGGACAACACCAGTAGCACCTGCAGTCGCTTCGGGTAAATCGCCAGACTGAATTAAACGACCAGCAGTAACAAGACCGTTGGTGTCATATTGAACAACGTGATAATCAGTTGCTTCTGCTTCAACAGAATTATCAATCGCAATGGTATTGCCAGAAAGCGTTAAGCCATTACCGTTGACGACAACGGCACCTTTGGCGGTTGTCGTTGCCGTTGGTAAATCAGCACCTTCAATGGCGCGATAAGTTGTTGCACCGCCGCTCGATGTGGGGCCAGCAAGAAACTGCGATGCCGCTGTAGTGTCATCCAGCGTGGTGCTAATTGTAACGCTATCGCCAACTTGGGTAACGACAACATTGACTACACCGGCAGAACTGCCGATGATTTCGTTGACAGAGCCAGCTGCTTTGAACTCAATCCATTGGCTGCCGTTCCAAATGTAGGCGACATCGCTGCTCGTATTGAGCGCGAGTTGACCGACATACGAACCGCTAGCTGGCAATGCTGCAACCAGCTGGCATGTGGAATTATTGGCTAATTTTGTATCAGTAATAGTGTTATTGCTTAGTTTGTCCCCACTGACAGTGCCATTCCCAAGCGCATCACCATTCAGCGTGTTGGCGGTGAACAGAATCTTGGCATTAGGAATCGTGGCGTCACTAATTAGCGTGACGGCTTTGTCTATAAAGCCAGTAACGGTTATCCGTCTTGTGTCGCTAGCGCTGACATCGGCAACCGCCAGAAAATCACCTGTGGCAAGATCAGCGCTTGCCAGAGCCGCTAGTTCGCTGATCCTGAGGTCGGCCACAACGTTACGAGCTAGTCAATGCACCCATCTTAGGCAGTCTCGTCGCCTTCCAGCAACAAATAGCCATCGCCCTGCTCCAGCAAGATTGGATCACCGGCTTCTTGTAGCAAACGACGAGATACCGTTGTCCGTGCTCGCAGTTTGATCGAACCAGTAACCACAAAATCAATTGTCGAAACCACAATGTCACCCGGCGCAAAACTGGTTGCGCTATTGGTCACTAATGCGTCAAATTCCCACCAGAGTGAATCGTTTAGCTGCGTGGCCGAAAAACTGCCGCCAGCTGCATCCGTATTGGGACTTTTAATATAAAATTTTGCATGGAAACCGCTGCCAATTTCTGTTCGCAATACAAGCTGCATTAAATAGTTGACAGGTTCGCTGTTGCTTTCGTTTACATAATCCCACTGCGCTGTTAAACGGCCAGATCCACTGATAAGGCTGCTGTATTGTTGGCGGTGCTGATCGCTAAGCGCCGTAATATCAACCGTTTCTCGATTTGTATTCAATTCATAATCAGTAATAGAAGCGACAAGGCGCTCGTCTCTGCTTTCAACCGTAACTGCAATAGGGATATTGCGTGCAATGTCGTTAAGCGAAATCAGACCAGCAGCGCTGCCTTCTAGGCTGTCGTCGAAATTGTCATACAGACGAATAGCGCCAAGCTCATCAACAAAAATGTACCAGCTGCCGTCTGGATAAACAGTGTTATCAGCCCAGCCGCTTGAATCAACAAAATCAAGATCTGTTCCGTCTGTCGTTCTGATTGTGACTCGATCACCACTGATTAATACGCTTTCGTCATAATCAAAGCTAAACCGATTACGCTGAGAATTGATGTCACTTGGATTGACAATGCTTTCCAAGACGCCTTCAATTGCTTGACGCTTAATTTCAATATTTCCAACATTACCAAGGTAAACGCCCATTAGATCGTCACCTCTAACAACGCACCAGTGCCTTGGAAGCTAATCTCAGCAGAACTGACTTCGCCAACGCTAGCGCCAAAATTAACACTTGTTATATAAGTAGTCAGTAGCACGTCACTGTTGACATTGCCGTTTATTAGACGCAAACGCATTTCAACCGTGTCGCCATTGCTAATTCCGCTGATGCGAAGCACTTTCTTCAGCGCGGTTGCTGCGTCGTTGCGGCCTGCACTATCGCTGTAGTACAGCAACGTTGCATTGCCGTTAAACTCTTGAACGCCAGGGGCATAAGTACGCTGCGACTCGCCGAGGCTGGTGGTTTCCAGCATTTCAAGGTTGCCGGTCATCGACCAGTTAGTCACCTTGATCTGTTCCACCTCGTCAATTAGGAGGCGCCCGTCACGTCCGGTATAAACCTTGGCCATGTCTACACTTTAAGCAACAGCCACCAGTGACACTTTAACGGAGCTAATGCCAGGACGCACTGATGTCACAGCCGGTGCGGAATCGTAACGCCACTTTGTCTGAGGCGGTGCCGCCATGCTCACAGATGTGCCAGTTGTGACGCCCGTCGGCAAAGCGAAGGTGCGTAAAGTTCCAAGCTGGTCGTCGTAATCAGTCAGAAATTTCTCGGCTTCCACATCTGTGATGTTGTCGTAGTTCAGCTCTAGCTTGGCGTTGACGCGCTGGGAGCCGTACAGAATCCTGATCTCTGCGCCGGATTGCGAAGAAAACCGCTTGCTCGGCCAGTCACCTGGGTCAAAACTGCGTGCGGTTGGTGCCAGTTCGGGAAAAGCCATTACTCCGCAACGATGAACCGCGTTGGCGTCAGGATGTCTTGTACCACGATACTTGCGCCTTGAGCGTCTACAGGTACATGCACGGCAGAAATGTCAACCAGTCCGTCTTTGTCAAGGGTGATCTGGTCGATTTGATAAACGCCCTTACTGACTTTAGTGCTCAACAATGTGAAGATAGTTCCGTACAGGGACGAGTCGGAAACGCTGCCACCAGACACAGTGATTTGCCGCTCGATTACCTCTGATGTGGCCGGGTTGTAAACCAGAGCGGAATATGTGCCATCCTCAACGGTGTTGACTGCCACCAACGTTCCAGCGTCCGTGATGACACCGTTGTTGTTGGCTGAATAGCTTGTGGATTCAGTAATTACGCGGATGTAAGAGCCAGGCTCGATAGCAAGTCCAGCGGGGGTAGTTTTGAAACTAATGGTGTGAGTTACGCGGCGGCGGGTACTCATCAAAAAGCGTGCGGTCAGCAGTGCCTGCTCACGGTTGGTGCAGAAATCGGTCAGATCAAAGGTCTGCTGTGTTGTTGCACGTTCGCCAACAGGAAGATCGGCCCAGTTCAAAAACGCTGATGATTGTGCGGGCAAATCGTTTTGCGTCGTAACACGCCACATCACTACGGCGCGGAAATTCGTGCGCTGTGAGGCGTCGATGTAATTAACCTGCAAACTATCCGCAATGATGTTGCCCGCAGTAAAGATCTGCTCCACAGCAATAGGTTGTGTGCTGATCTTGCCGGATGCTTCGTATGGGACTGCAGGAATCAGGCCAAACCGCCCGTTTTTAATTGTGAAGTTGCAAAGGTGCAATGCTGCGTTTTCGTAAATAAAGGAACGGATGTTTTGCACATCTTCTAGTACGCCGTCAAAGAAAATTTTGTTTTCACGCTGGAACAAAGCCGTGGCTTGCAGCGACTCAAGATCTACAAGTTCGGCGGGAACGGTATTGCCAACGCCTTGAGTTTTGTTGGTGAGCAGGTAATAAACGATTTCAGCAAAACGGTTTGTGAAGCCTTCATCCAGTGTCAGTGCCTTGAGCACCCTGATACCGCTTGGCATCCACGCCCTAAGCTGACCAATGCTTGAGATCTTGGAAGAAGACTTGATGCTCAAGCCGATCGTCGACAAGTCATAATATGTAGGTATTGACTTATTTTGTATGAACTCGTTGACGTAAACGATCTCATGTTCTGGACCACTCTCGTTAGATTTTGTGAGTTCCAGGTAGTGACTTACATCAACAAGTTGCGTGTTGTCTTCAAATGCACGGGAGCTAATATCAATTCCGTCGGAGTCAACATATGTTGTAGTAATAAATGGAATTTCAAATTCAACGCTCATGCTGCTATAGCTCCAGTAGCGTGCAATGTCGTTTATGCCGGTCGCCGACACAGTGTAAGTAAAGCGGTCACCACGCCCCCAGTTGCCGGTAAAAGCCGTGACCTCATAATTAACGCTATCCCAGTTATAGTTTGAACCTGTCATCTGTATGTAGACAGGGTTTTCCGCGACAGGTCGAGATGTAGCAGACACAGTAACTGTTATGGATCTGCCGCCTCCAGTGAAAACAAAACTCCCGGTCTGACGCCTGTTGCGATTGCCGGCGGCATATGCCTGCCCCAACACTTCGGTAAGCCATGCCTGGAGTGAATTTGCTTTTTCCCTGGTGCCACCATTTCCATAGGAACGGACAAACGAAACACCACCAGGACCTGATGTTGTCGCAACCGTGCTGCGCTCACCTGGGAGTGAATACATCTCACGGCATGACGCCACATCTACTTTTCTAACGTCGTCTTCGCCTGTTGTTTTTATTAAAAAGCCGCCGTAGGCGTTACTAAGAGAAAGCGTAATTTCGTTGTTTGCCTGTGCGTTTAGGCGCACGAAGCGCTCATTGTCATCGGAATTGATCCAAATATCTGTCCCGCTTCTGGGTACAAGGCGATATTCAAAGTAGTCGCTGGACTGGGGCTCGATGCGGATGTAATTAAACTGATCCACTGGCGATTGCCCGGTGATAACAAAAACTTTCGGGATACGTCGCCACGGTTTTTGTTCTTCGCCATACGCAGCAACGGGGCGCACCATGATCGAAAAACACGAGGTACGCGCAAAGTATTTGTCCATGCGCGGCGTGTTGAGCGATATATTCCGTTGATCTAAATCGACAAGTTTGTAAGGAGTAGGAACAGCATTAAAGTTGCACAGCCCACTGGCGCGGTTCCACACCTGCGAGCGAATCCCAATCTCGATTGCACGGGCATCACGCCTTACTGGACGCACCAGTGCATCATTAAACGCACAGAGGTTCCACCAGCCTGGGCCAATGCGGGTTCTGCTATCGAAGAAATCCCCGTCATAACCAGCAAGATTGTCGATAAGAGTTTGATAGCCAGTCAGTCCAAGCGATGACACGCCGAGCACCTCCGTGCAACGCAGCGTGATCTCCATATTTTCACCAGGCTTCCACAACGTCTTACTGCGTTTTTCAACGACCCAAACACAATTGCCGATGACCCACTTAGAGCCCAGCGTCAGTAAGTCCGTAGCTCGAATGCGCCAAGAATCTGCGGACGCACCCAGGTCTTCCAGATTTACTTCCGTGTCAAAGTCGCCGTTGATGAAGAAATCAGTTTCCGCAAAAGCTTTCCAATTTCCACCGTTGATTTCAAATACGCATGTATCGTCAACAGAAACAGAATTAATTACGCGACGATATTGTTGACGGCTGCCGTTATACGTTGTGATCCCCATCTTGCGGGAATACTCGCGCCCCACACCAGGCTGGCCTCGGCGTTCGGGTAGCGCAGCGTTTTCAATTACATCACCACCTTTGCCGGCAATCTTGCGACGACGTGCTTTTGCGTCGGCTCTAGCAACACCGTCATCGCGGGTAGCCGCTATCGGGGCGCTAATGATTTCCCAGTTAAAGCGGTAACCCGTGCCATTGTGAATTGGCGTTGAAGTGCCAAATTGCGTCTTGCTGGTCGGGTTATAGGCCATCGAAAAGCCATATCTGTCCTCGCCACTACTTGAAGGCGCGGTAAATACATCACGCCCAGATGGTTCCGTGCCAGCAATCTTGGTATTCGGGAAATTTTCACCCGTTTGGGATGACCAGTAAAGCGCATAATCGCGCACGTCAACACTGTTTAATGCGACGGTGCCGACACGAACGCCAGCGATCTCAGGCGCATCCATGCCCGCTTGACCAACAACATATAAACCCTCAAATACTTGATAACTGCCCTTGCTGAAACACCGGCTCCAAACCAGAGATGGGGCAATAATCAGGCCGCCTGTCAGTAGCCCATCACTGCCTGTTCCAGGGCGACCAAAGGGCACCGGAATTACCTGCCCAAGCTCAGCAAGACTGGCAACATTGTCGAAGCTGGTGGTCTGATTAAAACGTGTTGGTCCGATCTGATCGGCAAGTCTTTTGCCTTTGATTTTCTCTGCTGATTTAGCATTTGCCTCAACAGCCAGTGTCGGTGCTTTTGGTGCCAGCAGGATGCTTGCAACCGTTGAAGCCACGCCTAAAACAAGGCTGATAATGGCTAGTGTCATACTAGTAGTTTCATTCCCAATTTCTGGGATATGTGCGTACTCAGCAGGTCGCACACGAGCCCGTAACTCAGCGTGGCGGATGAACTCGCGGTATTCCCGTTCGCTACAGCCCAGCGCTTCAATTAGCGCGACTTCATACGGTAGGAGCGGCGGATCGTAAGAGTTGATGCCGGCTTCCAATCCACGCTGTTGGTCAGACGGTTGATGTAAAGGATTCCGTTCTGCCATGCGACACCAAAAGTCGGTGGAACCGACGCCAGCAATGCGATGTCACCATCGTAGGCCGGAGCGTCAAGGGCAACACAGTATTGATCCAACTCGGTCAGCACTTGGCGTGGCGTCATCGTGTACCAAGCCGGATTGACCTCAGGCGGGTTTTTGTCCATTGCAACCAGCGCGTCAATGACCAAGTGGATGCAATCGGTGTCGCCGTAGACGTACTGCCTACCGATCAGATGCTCACACACTGATTTGCGCTGTAAATGGGATGTTGCCAACTTGGTCAAGGTGGAGTCTGCGCCCTGGGATGTTGCCGCTAACCGCGTCCAACAGACTGTTTAGCTGTACCTCTAGCCCGGTTTCGTTCCAGCTGCCAGACGCACAGCAACCCCAGTACTCGTACAACGTGCGCTCGATCGCTTTTGTCGTTGTATTCCAAAGGACTGTCGTGGTTTTAGCGACCCAGAGGTTGTTCAGCGCATCTGTCGCCCAACTGCGCGTAAGCGGGATGTTGGGAAACTGCAAGGCAGCATCAAGGTTGTCCCCCTGCAGTGTTGCAACCGCGCCGGAAAAAGCGAACGGTAAAAACAGGTGGCCATTCACGCTTTCGTTGATTGCGTAGTTTTGAAAGCGGTAGCGGTCAATATCGCCCGATGGACCGAGTGACAAAAAGTTGCCGTAAGCAAATTCCATTAGACGCCAATCCTCCCGCGGGTTGCGGCACTATTTTGTAGCGTGCGAAGTGCACGGCGCTCGCCTTGTGTTGCACCTTGTTGTGCAGCTTGCGCCATACCTGCGCGGAACTGATCGGCGGTGACGTAATCCACGCTGTTGATGCGCTCCACGGTGTAGCGAACGTCGATTGGTGCAGCATTTGCAGTGTCGCCGCCCATGCCGCCTGCTGCTTGCTCGCCGCTTCCGGGGATCACACTGGAACCACGGGCGCCAGCTGCATAACGACTCATGGCGCCACGCATCTTGCTGGCGGGGATGATGTACTCGGGCTCGCCACCCTCGCCGACAACAGCGCTGGTCGGGCTGGTCACAAAGCCGCCAGTAGCAAAACCCTGTAAACCTTTGTAGGAATCGCCAACAAGATCTAGGTTGCCCGTGCGCTCCATGAATTGGGTATTAGTCTCTGCACCGCCACCTTTTCCACCCAAGCCCGCAAACGCTTTGGCGATGCCGATGGCGATATACACCGCAATCATGCGGGTGCCTTCTTGAATGAGAACGTCACCGACGCTCTTGAGGAAGTCAGCGAATATTTGCTGGGCAGTTTTGGTGCCCTCAATCAGACCAACAATCCCTTGACTCATCGAGTTGGCAATGGCATTGCCAATGCCTTGAGATACGTTTACAGCTACCTGCTGAAGATCCTTTAATTCCTCTTCTGAATCTCTAATAAATTTTGCTAGTGGCTCTTGCTGCTTCTGAATACCTTTTTCAAGCCCTATAAGAGTGGCAATTTCTTTAGGCGTAAAACCATCTTTTTTTAATTTTCTGGCTTTTTCATCAAGCTCCAGCTGGTTACGTTTTTCGCGTGTTACGGCATTCTCGTATTCAATTTGATATTCCAACCCGGCAAGAACGTCGGCGAATTTTTCTTGTCGCTGTTGTTCAATTTCGGCAATATCCTGGGCTGTCTCTTTACGGATAAGGTCTGCCTTAGCCTGTGCAGTCCGGGCGATTGCCAGTTGTACAGAGCTATTCTTCTCAAGCTCCAGCTGCTTTGCGGTTTGGACGCCAAGCTCGGTAAGTTTTTGCTCACCCTGTAGTCTGCGGACCAGTACAGGATCTTTAGCCAGCTCAGCTGCAGCGATCTTTCCAGAAAACTCGCTCTGGCGCTGGATTTCAAGTGTTATAGCTCGCTGCTGGATAAGTGCCTTGGCGACACGCTCTGCTTCGCGTGCAGCGTCTGCAGCAGCTCTATCTTTTTTAGGTTTAGGCGCTGTAATATCTCTTCTGTCTTGCTGAGTAATTGGTATTGAAGGAATAGTTTTACGTAAACCGCCGAACTCTTTTAATATTTTTTGCTGCGCTTCAGGGGTAAGTACAATGCTTTCAGTACCTAGTTCTGAAGCAATTCGACCGCCTTTAACAGTGCCAAGTTCGCGTTCTCTTTGTTGTAAACGTTTTAAGTCTGCCGGTGCTAGATCTTTTTTCAGCGATGCTATTTGTTGTCCAGCAGTTATCTCACCTAAAACCTGATTTACAAGTTGCAGAAATGATGTAAGTGGGCCAGCGATTAAAACGTTCAACTGGGCCGTCAGTAAACTCCACAGCCGTGTTGTTTCGGTTGTTTCAGCACCTAAATCCTGTAGTGCTCTGACTCCTTCATTACCCACAGCCCGTGCCAAATCTTCTGTAAGGAGTGCTGCAAGCTCTTCAACCTTGCCCTGTTCTTCTAGTTGATAAGCCCGCTCTGCTACAGCCTCGCTGCTAAACAGCGACTTTTCACGCATCAGTTCAAGGGCGCCCGCCGTTGAGTTGATGGCAGTTCCCATTTCAATAGCTTGTTGTGCAAATTTGTCTAATTGAGTGCCGATAGCGCTCAACGCAATCTGAGCAGCAAAGCCGGCTGGGCCGCCAACAAGACCGCCAGCTGCACCACCAAGAACAGCGCCAGGGCCGCCGCCAAATAGCAGCGGAAAGCCGGCGCCAAGGGCAACTCCCTGTAACCGCGCCTGTTTAAACGCTGGACTGCCCGGAATATCAAAACGTCCGCCAATAGGACTACTGGGCCCCGTTGTTTTAGGTGGCAATTCTGGGCCTTGAACACCAAAACCTGCGTTTTGTATGCGGCGCCTAGTGTCTTCAGCCTGACGCTGTAAATCATTAGCAACAGCCGCAGCGTCTTCAAAAAAGCTGTTCCAGCTGTTTTGTATGTTTAAACGCTTAGCTGCCGTATTAGTTTTTAGGTCTGTTGCTAAGTCTGCTGCTTCTGTGAAGAAGGTGTTCCAGCTAGTTTGGATGGCTAAACGTTTAGCGGCGGCGCCGGTTTTCAAGTCCGTTGCTAAATCTGCTGCTTCTGTAAAAAAGCTGTTCCAGCTGTTTTGTATGTTTAAACGCTTAGCTGCGGTATTAGTTTTTAGGTCTGTTGCTAAATCTGCTGCTTCTGTGAAAAAGGTGTTCCAGCTGGTCTGAGTATTTATACGTTTAGCAGCAGCATTAGTTTTAAGGTCATTAGCTAAATCTGCTGCCTCTGTGAAGAAGGTGTTCCAGCTGGTTTGGATGTTTAAGCCTTTGGCCGCAGCGTCTACACGCAAATCGGTCGCCAGTTCGGCGGCCTCCTGAAAAAACGTTCGCCATGCCTCTTTAATGCCTTGCTGCTTTACCAGTGCCGGGGGAAGTGCCGGGGTTTGTTGTCCGAGTCCGGCGTCTCCCGGTCTAACTGTGCGTCTGTTAGCTACTTCCTGAGCTATTAAAGAATTTTGTCTGCTTCTCGCGGCATTTGCTTCACCTAGAGCTTGGACGTATTGGCGTACGGCATTTGTTTCTTCCTGTGTGCCAAGCGCTGCTGCGCGTAAATTTGCGGCGGCAACAGATACAGCATTAGAGTAATTTTCTATGCTTTGTATAGCCCTTGGCGCTACAGGATCAAAAATACTCTCATCGTTTACACGGGTTATTTGATTAGCAAGCTGGCTAATCTGGTTCTGCAGCCTGTTAAGACGTTCTTGGCCCCTTACGCCGATTTCAATTTCAGCTCTGTAGGCGGTCACGGCTTCTCGACATCTTCCGGTACTTCAGTTTACGCAGTAAAAAGCCGCCGGGCTTAGCGGCGGCGTTTGGCTTTTTCCAGCTCCTTTTGTTGGTCCTCGTTGAGGATCTGGAAGTAGGCGCTCCAGCCGATTAGCTCTTCGGCTGTCATGCGGTTGCGTACTTCGCTAAGCGTTAGGCCCAGCTCCTTGGCGATGCCGAATTGGAGCATGAGCCAGTTGTCTTTGCGAAGTTCCGCGCTCAGGCTTTTGGGTCGATCGGTTCGGCGTCGTCGGTGATGACCGCCAGCATCAAGGCTTGGAGATCCTTGTCCTTGACTTCG